TCTCGCCAAATGAACCCTTAAAGATTTGTGAGCGATGCGGGAGGCCCCGGAGTTGATTCTCTGGGGCTTTTCTATTTTCTAGAACTGGCTATAATTACCCTCAGATGGAAGCCAAAAACGCATGGCCCGCAAACGCTCTAGGATTCAATTTGGCGCGCATTGCATGCTTTGAGGTAGATTGTACATTTCTTTGATAAAAGTTTGTCTCCGGTCAAATGTGGAAGTTTTCAATAAAAAATAATTATGTTATTCTATCCCATTATCGGGACAAAAAAAGAGGCTCTCCCATTGAACAGGGAGAGCCCACCTCTCGCGATACAAGAACAACACCAAGTCCCAACAGCCCAGGGTGACACAAAGGCTTGCTGCGAGCAAGGGCGAATGTTACGCTCCCCGCTTAAATGGTCGTTCGGTATCCTCAGATTAGTCCTACGGCATATTCGCAGCAGATCCCTCCGCTCACGAATCTTTCGAATTCGGTAAGCGCTCCCCCCGCTTCCCCGGATCCTTGCGCGTGCGCGTGCGCGAACACTTATAATCTGCAGTGTGAAGCCGGCGCAACGCTGAGTTCGCAGATCACCATCACGCTCAACGCAGCACCTGTCGATATCACCGGAAGCGAATTCCAATTCACCGCGAAAGTTGATCCTACCTATGCGGACAATGATCCGACCACGATCGAGATCGATTGGCAGGAAACCAACACGCCGACACTAGGCCAGACCTGGCTGGTAATTCCCGCCGCGACGACTCAGACCATGCAACTGATTGGTTACTCGTATCAGATCCGCATGGTATCTTCGAGCGCTGTAGTGACGCCGATTGTTCGCGGAATGCTCACGATCGTTCAACCGGTTTCGACAAGATTTAGTTGATGTATGGGCCAGTGTGACAATCTCGTTGCGGACCTCACACCCGTCGCCTTCAACGTCGCCATTTCAACTGACCCCTGCTACGACGTTAAGATCGTTCAAGCCGGCGTCACTATGGCGGCAACGACACTCGCCGGCCAGGGGCCGCCTGGACCGGAAGGTGACAAAGGCGATCCTGGCGATCCTGGAATTCAGGGCAATCCAGGTCCGCCCGGTTCGCAAGGTTTGCCAGGTGCTGCTGCGACAATCGCAGTTGGCGCTACGGTGACCGGCGCTCCCGGATCAGCGGCAACGGTAAATAATTCTGGTTCGTCATCTGCAGCGACTTTTGACTTTTCAATTCCGGCGGGAGTTCAGGGTGTTCAAGGCAGTACCGGCCCGACCGGCAACGCGGCGACGATAGCCGTCGGCACTACGACGACAGGCTCACCTGGAACCAATGCCGCGGTTATTAATAGCGGAAGCTCGAGCGCGGCCGTCTTCAATTTCACTATTCCGGCAGGTGTCCAAGGGCCACAAGGAATTCAGGGAATTCAGGGGCCAAGCGGCTCTGGTACCGGCGACATGCTTAAAAGTGTCTATGACACCAACGCCGACAATATCGTAGATCACGCTGCCCTTGCCGACGCGGCCCCGTGGACCGGAATCACCGGCAAACCGTCGAGCTTCACGCCGAGTGCTCACGAGACCACGCACCTGGACAATGGATCCGACGCCATTCCTCTGGCCACCACGGCGCGCACGGGATTGTCTCCACAAATTCCTTCCGCGAATCCTACGAAGCAATTTCATCGCGGAGACAATACTTACGCACAAGCCAACTATCCGGATCTGACCAATATCCCAGTGAGCTTCGCTCCGAGCGCTCATGCTCCCTCGCACATTACCGGGGGCGTGGACATCATCCCGGTAGTGACCTCTTCGGCGACCGGGCTGGTTCCAACGCTTCCCGCGGACACAACCAAATTTCTGCGTGGCGACGGAACCTTCGCTCGGACGGCGGTCAGCACGGATGCCGGCAACCTCGCTACACTCGGAAGCGATTCGCTGATTTCCGTTCCACAAAGTTCGCTCTGGTCGATGCGAATGCGCTCTTTCAATGCCATCGGCAATCCGACCTTTGAGGTGGATCAGCGTAATGTTAATGCGGCATTAATTAATCCAGCTAGCAGTGTTTTTGCGGCTGATCGATGGGTGTTAGCTAAATCTGCCTTATCAACCGGCACAGTGAATGTACAAAGCTTACGGAATGCCTTTCAATCCACTATCGTAGTTCCGGGGACAAATTTCGCGATTAGTCAGATGCAGCTGCGTTTTACGCTAACTGCTCAACAGACCACTTTAGGCGCAAGCGACTATTATATTGTGCGGCAATGGGTTGAAGGCCCGCAACTGCGCGAATTGCAAAGTGATGTCCACTCATTATCAATTTTGGTTTTTTCAACAGTGGCCCCGTTAAGTTTCAGTGTTTATTTGCGCGATTCCCCGATCACCAAAACCTTAACCAAGCTGTGCACGGTGCCAACCGGTAATGTGTGGACGCTGATTCCATTGGCGAATTTACCGGTTTGGCCTAGCGGAAATTTTAGTTGTGCTCCCGGCAACATTGGCTACGAACTCGGAATTACGCTAGCCTGCGGCTCAAGTTTGATTGCACCTGCCAACGACACCTGGCAGAACGGTTCGTTTAACGCCGGACCGGGAATTAGTAACTGGTTGGCGAATCCGGTAAATTCAGGTATTTATTTCGCGTTCGTTCAGCACGAGCCGGGAGCAGTTTGCACGACGCCGATCGATCGCCCGTTTACGCAGAATTATGACGATTGTTTGCGGTATTATGCCAAAAGCTTTGACTATGATGTTGTTGTTGGTACGGCCAGTGCTATTGGTATCGTTACCGGAATTGGCAACACACCCGTCTCTGTCCTTAATCCATTAGGTACTCGTTTCCCTAAACCCATGGCTAAAGCTCCGACGGTTACGGTTTATAATCATTCAACGGGCGCCGCTAACAGTATTTATAATAATAGTACATCTGCCAGTATAACGCCTACATCAATCACCTCTGGTAAAATGGGGATCAATTATATGGCGCTACCGACTCCAGCGGCGGGCGGTAATATGTATTCTTTCCACTATACCGCCGATACCGGCTGGTAGGCTAATGAATGCACCCGCACCAACCAATAGCAACGGCGGTCGTTCTGCGCTACTCAATACGCTAGCCAGTTCCGGCAATCAGGTTGTGCAACTTGGCACGCTGGCATTGGTGGGGGTCTCGGGGCTCACTTCTTTCTTTCAAACGAACCAAGTAGGGGAGCAGGGCAGAGTAGATCGGGACAAAGCGATCCATGAGATTCACCAGCTCTATGATAAGGTGGACGACTTCGAAGCTCGGCAGAAAAAGGTTCTGGAAAACCAGACCCGAATGCTGGAAAACCAGAATGGAATGCTGAACAATCAGGATGCCGTGTTGCGCGTATTGCGCGAGAATCAGCAACGCTCTCTGCGTAACATAATTCCACCACAAAATCCCGGAGGACCATGATATGTCTAATTCAACCGCCGTCGTAATCTTTGGCACTAACTACATCATGCAGCTCGATGACAAGCCGGGCGTGCTGTATTGGAGCTGTCCGCTCCACGTCGATGCCGACGGCCACCCGAAAGCTTATCATCCCAGTGGGTCACCGCCCGGCCTGGATTATCTGGCTAATGCGGGTTCGACGGGAAACTGGTGGGGAATCGCTTGCGATTCGCAAGGCACTCCCTACAGACAGACAGGTGAGCATCCGGCGCCCGGATTCTACGTGTCCACGACCGCGCTGGAAGACCACACGTTTCAAGATAATAACCCCGCTCGGTACGTTAATTCAGGCGAGGTACCTTTCATTGTACTGCCGTCCAAGCCCAAGTTCTCGGACAAACAGCAATTGGGCGATTTGGCCATGTGTTTCAACACGGAGACGGGCAACCAGAGTTGGGCGATCTACGCCGACATTGGTCCGACAAATGAAATCGGCGAAGGATCGATGGCATTGTGTGAAGCCATGGGGCTTTCATCCAGTCCGAAGAGTGGTGGCACTGACCGAGAGGTCATCGCGATGATTTTTTGGCCTGGCTCCAAGGTTGGCTGGCCGCGGAGTAGCGACGAGCTATCAGCAAAAGCGGAGGAACTGTTTCAATCCTGGGGTGGTCTGGATTCCTGCAAGGAAGCAATGCCACAATTCGACTGGAGCAAGTTCGCATAGAACTTCATTTGATCAGATCGCGCAGGCTCGTCTTTGCGAGTAGCTCACGTTCCGATCTTCGCTTTTGCGCTTTCACCTTGGCTAGGTAGCCGCGATTAAAGATTCCGGAAGGCTGTTTGCCCTTGTCTTTCCACTTATCTTTCTCTTTGGGGTCCGTCATATAGATTCGAGAAATGCGATTAGGGCAGCTTGATCGGCCGCAGGAAGCGCGGCGAATTTGGTTCGGATCGCAGCAGCCTCGCCGTCGTGCTGCAAGATCGCAGATGGGATGGTTGGCGCTCTCCCATCGTGGAGGTAAGGAGTTCTGAAACGCAAACCCCATAGTGGCGCTGTCCGCATAAAGGTTGGGCCGGCCGCAGCCTGAACAATCCCATCACCGAGCGTGGCCATGTCGTGCAAAAGCAGATCCGAATAGAGCGGCACGTTTTTAAAGCCGAGCGCCTGGATGTTGCTGGCAGTGGTCGTCATGCTCGGCTTATGGCACGCCACGCAATTAACCGCCGTGAAGAGTTGCTGACCCATCTGAGCCTGCACAGTGAGCGGCAAGGTCGGTGGCGGAGCAAGCAGTCGCATAAAATCTGCGAATTCATCGATGTTAGCCGTATGACCGTCGGTCTGTGGCGGTCCGCCGTTCTCGACATCCTGGAGTTGATCAAAGGCAAATCCTGTCAAAGCGGGTTCAACCGCCAGCAGAGCCGACTGATTGCGTTGACCGGTGATGCTTCCCGAAGGAGCGATGTCCTTATCGAATCCAGGAATGCGCGTGGTAACGCCCATTTCGTTCAGATAGGCATCCGCCGCGAAACCCAGTAAACTGGCCTCCTGACACTTCCAGCCGAATCGGCCTACGGCGTTGATGTTCGGCGTGCCATTCTGGCCGGCAGTCGGATCATTCACGATCGCTACAGTCCCCGTGACGCCGTCAGCAGTTTTCGGTGTATGGACATTGGCCTGAATGGTCTGGTCGGGGATGGCTTCAATCAAACCCATGCCAAAAAGCGCAGTGGCTTTGCGATGCGCTACCACGGTTGCGTCTGGCGGAACTTGGTCCTGGATTTGGAACCCTCCGAAAGACGGTACAATGCTCGACTGATGCAAGAGGTCAGAAGCCTGAAAAGCGTTCATATAGCGCGTCTCCGTCACGGTGCTAGCGCCGCCAACCGCCGCATTATTATGACATGCTACGCATGACTGATTATTAAAGAGGGGTCCGACTCCCTCGGAGATTTGTTCCACCTGCTGGAATTCAGCAAGGGCCACTTGGAATTGCGCTTGTTGCGCCGCGGTAAGCCCAGCCAATGGCGCACCGATCTGGCCGTAAGCAGTCCCCGCCATCAGTAAAAGAACGCAGAGCAGCCTCATTATTGTGATGATTCACTTAGAGACTGTTCCGCAGTTCGGAACCGTTTCTGGTCTTCGGGCGAAGTCAGGTTGCCAATGAGGGCGGCTCGCGACTGCTGCAGGATTGCCAGACGCCGGTTGATCTCCGCTATGTGCGCGGCAATTGCGCTCGGCTCACTCAAGGCCGGAGGCGCCGGCACTGATCTAACGGATTCGAATGAATCTACGTACTGGTTCCAGGCTTGGTTGGCGGCCGGATTTGAGAAAGCTATCTCTGGAGGGGGAGTTGTAACTGGGGGTGGTGGTGAAGACGATTCGGGGTTTGCTGGACTGTTTGCCCACCCTGCGGCCGGAGTCGAAGGCGGGTTGGGTGGCTGCTCTTCTTCTTTGGCAAGCTGATGAACGGCAGGCGTGGCCGGAGGCTTGCTGCAGCCGGCCACGCTCAAGAGTGCAATGAGGATTCCAATTTTAGAATCCAAGCATCAGTCCTCCGATATGCAGGGTTCCGTTCACGCTCGAGTTAAACCGGAACCGGTCGCCGCCGTTACCCGCCAAAAAGCCAGCTGCCGCTTCATTGGCAAACAGGCAATCCTCAATTAGGTTGCCTGCAGTGGGCGAACTCACCGACACAATGCCAAAGGTCTGGTTTTGTGAGTTATCAGCCTGGAACCGATCGCCGCCATCACTCAGAATATCGTAAATGCCGTAGGTGCCCCCATCGAAATTGCAGTGTTCAACCTCATCGATAGAACCGCGAACCAAGAGCACTCCGATCCAGTCATTGTCGAAGTTGACGTTCTTGACCAGATTTTTCTGGTTTTGACCATTGGCGTTGCCGTTGATGTAAATGCCAAACTTATTAGCGGCGCTGAAGTTATCGATATCACCATTCTGAATAGTGACTTCTTCGTGACTGTTTACGAGGATTCCAACATTGCCACCAGTCGAGTTGAGCGAACGTCCATTCAAATCGATAACCACTTGATTGGCATTGACCGTAATTCCGGTTCCGGTAGCGACATTCAAGTCCGCGGGAAGATAAAAATTACCTGGCGCCGTGATCGTGAAGGGAACGCTGGTGATTGCCGTTGCGTTAACGGTTTGTGCCGTCTCGAAGGCCCACGTTGTCCGTGCTACCGCCCAAAGCGCTGCAAACGCTACCACTGTACACAGAAGTTTTTTCATGGCTCAAGCTCTACCAGATACCCAACAGGCATTCAACTCTGAAAAAAAGCCGGGAGCAGGAATCGAACCTGCGTTTGGAAGCGTTGCGCGCTAACGCCTTACCACTTGGCTATCCCAGCAATCGGCATGGATCAATCGTCTTGACTGAAGGTTTCTACGTCCGTGTGTTGCGTGCGCTCAATCCCCTCATAAAACTCCCAAGCGCAATACAGGAGAACGCCGGCGATCATCAATATTCCAGAACCGCCAAGAAGCAGCAGCATGATCAAGAGAGTTTTCATTCGGAGTCGGTGATCAGGGGACGGGAGGCGGCCCGATATTCTTTTTCTGTCGCCAACGTAACCACCACCACTGTCGTTTTTTTGCGCTCATGGTTGAGCTTTATCGCGTTTGCCCACGTGCTGGTCAATCACATTGTCCGGACCAGCCAGCAGATCCAGACCGTGGCGACGAAGAGCCCGATCGCCAGGGGCCAATCAAAATCCATTTGGCTCATTTCTGCTGAGTTCGCTGCTGATGCCTCGAGAGCCGGGTGTAGAAAATTTTTAATAGCAGAGGATCAGCGATATTGCCTTCCTTGCCATTGTCGAGCCTGTACGAAATCCCGCTTGGCCGGGATGACACGAGGTGCTGCCAGTAAAACTGACTGCGAGCGGATTTAAGCATGCGGGAACCCTCTTCGCCGCGATTGCTTCTGTCAATATTTTCTGCTATATTTTTTCAAGATGTTGCCGTATTTGGTTATGCGAATGCAAGACAATGAACGCGAACGAAATCAAGATATGGACCAAGCCCCAGCTGGAGGCTAAACGTCTCTGCATCGAGCGATATTATCGCCTCGCTTACGGAGAGTCAGGAAATCTCAAAGTATGGAAGGATAGCCCACAGACTACTCGATGTCAGGAAGCGGCGTTTGACTGCGATGTCGAGAATGGATGTCTCAAATACATCGAACCGAAAAACTGCAGACCATACTTCAGAGCTTCTTAAAAAAACCGCTCAAGCCGGTGAAGACTTGAGCGGCGTCACGCAATGCAACAAAACCCCATCGAATAAGAGCTATCGAATAAACAATATAACCAGGGGAATCGTATCCGACTCCTCAAGAAAGGCAAGACGCATCTTTCCAAATATGAATGAATCCACTACGCCGGCCGCTGAGCCGGTTCTTCCGTTCACTGCGCCGCCCACTACTCAACCAGATGGTGCTAAGGCGACAGTCCCGCCAAACCCCTTCGCGGAACGCGCCGCAGCCGAAGCAGGCGAACGCGCGAAAAAACCTTCGCTACTATCCGCGGTCATCTACAAGAAACGCAGGCGACCTCTTTATGCCGTGCTCTACGGCCCTCCGGGCATCGGAAAGTCGACGTTCGGCGCGACATTACCCAAGCCCATTTTCATCCAAACCGAACGGGGTCTCGACCAGCTCACGACGCCGAGATTCCCGATCGTCCACAGTCTCGATGAGTACAAGCTGCAAATCCAGGCGTTGCTCCACGAAGAGCATGATTACCAGAGCGTGATCATCGATACGATTGACGGACTGGACCTGCTCGTTCAGGCCGAGGTTTGTCATGAAGGGAAGTGTGATTCGATCGAATCGTATGGGGGTGGATATGGCAAAGGCTGGAACCGCGCGCGTGAGATCTGGGTGCGGATCCTCGATCGACTGACCGACATGTCGGAACGCTGGAATATCCTCATGATCTCACACGCGCAGATCAAGACGATCACTGACCCGCAAGTAGGAACACCATTCGATATCTGGAAAATGCGGGTAGCTGATAGGTCTCAGGATGTCATCAAGCAGAGCGTTGATCTGCTGCTTTTTGTCAATTTGATACGCACGGTGAGTAAAGACTCACCTCGCGCACGCAAAGGTCGCGCAATTGTTAGTGAAGATCGCGAAATGTGGACGGCACCTACCACGGGAATCGAGTGTAAGAACAGATTTAGCCTGCCTAACCCGATGCCGTTCAGTTGGCAAGCATTAGAAACCGCAATTGAAGAATTTCATAAATAAAACCTAATAAAATGATCCATATTCATTATAAAGGACACCAAGTGAGCAGTTACGACGGAAAAGTTGCCGTAACGCTAGTGGCTCGTGCCCTTGACGGTAAATGTAATTACGAACTCTATTTGAACGAAAACGTTTTGAGAGCCATTTCCGCTGATTGCCAGACCGAAAAGGCCAGGGCTTCAGCTAGCCTGCTCGCTGAACGCGACGCGCTTAATGACGAACTTGAAAAACTGAAAGAAGAAACTGCAACAGCAACCATGAAGGAGCAACTATGAGCAAATATACGTACCAGGGGGATGTTGAGGAGCGGCCGGTTGGAGGACCACTACCGGAAGGTGATTACGACTTTGTCGTGACTCGTTGTGGTGAGCCCTACGAATCGAAAGCCGGCAACATTGTGTTGAGCGTGGAACTCGAGATCAAGCCTAGCGGGCGCACGGTCTTCTACAACCCGTGGGTAGGCACGGACAAGAACGGTGAGAAGCGCGACGGGATCGCCGACTTCTTGCACGCCATCGGGCGGGTGCCGAAGATTGGCGAAGAGCCGCGCTGGTCGAGCCTGGAAGGTGCCCGCGGCCGTCTGCGCTTGACGACGGAGATTGCCGGTGCCGGCAAATACCAGGGTCAAAGCGTAAACAAGGTGCACTACCTGTACCGACCGCACGTCGCTGCGGGAAGTGAAGCGGTGACGACTTATTCAGCGGACGAATTTAAACAGGCGCGTGAAGAGGCTAAGCGTCGAGCAGGTGGCGAGCCTGACACCATTCCTTTCTGAGTCATGGACACCGACGATCGCAAGAGTCTTCCCAGCGCATCGAGCTGGCGACGTTACGAGCTTTGCCACGGCAGTTGGCAACTTGAGGCCGAAGCTCGCAAACTCGGGCAGGTGGCGCACACCACCTCGCCTTCGGCTCGCAGTGGAACGCGCATTCACGCGTACCTAGCTGGCATCGCCGATGAGGATGGCAAAGAAATCGCGCTAAGTCCGGAAGAACAGGCGGCTGCCGATACCCTGCAAGATCAGGTGCAACAACAGATTGCGCGCATTTTCGGCGATGCGCCTTACCTCGAGCTGAATGAAAAACGGCTTTGGCTCTCCGATAAAAACATTCCGTGGCTGAGCGGTCGTTTCGATCGCTGCGTGTATACGCCCGAGACCGCTCTGTTACTGGATTATAAAACATCACACATTGCGCCAGAGCCAGCCGAAATCAGTAGTCAACTCAAGGTGCTGGCGGTCCTGGTCGCGCTGAACTTGCCGCTGGTAAAGGAGGTCATCGCACAAGTCGTCTCGCCCTACTTTGGAGTGACCGAAGCGCGGTACGATATCGCCTCGTTGTCGCAAGCCTACAAGGACATCTTGGACACGCTGGAAGCTATCCACGATAAAAGCGCACCGCTGGTTCCGGGAGTTGTTCAATGCCGTTACTGTCCAGCGATCCTGATATGCCAGGCGGTGAAAGATACTATTCGGCCGTTGGTCAGTCTGCAGGTGAGCGAGTTGCCGACTGATGGTGAGCGTGCGGCGCGACTTCTCGACGAGGTGGAACTTCTGCTTGTACACCTCGAGGAGATCAAGGCCTACTACAAAGGGAGATTGGCACAGGATCCGACTTTGAAGATTCCCGGGTACGGGCTGGTTCCTGGAAACGCGGTGCGAGAGATCAGCGATTGGCCGAAGGCGCGCGAAATCTTGCGGCGCTACGTGCCGGACGGCGAGTTGGAAGGGATCCCGACCTTGGCGCAGATCCAGCAGGCGTTGAAAAAGGCATTGAAGCTTTCTTCGCCGAAAACCGCTGCTGAAAAGCTGAACGAACTGCTGGGCGGTATAATTATATTAAGCCAAAATCAACCAACATTTAAGAGGGTTTCAGGTGCGTCGTTAATAAAAGAACTTAACAAATGATTTTGGCAAGCTCAGGCAAGGTGCGGTCCGGTAGTGTTTGGCAAGCTCGGGTGTGGCAGGGCGGGCCACGGTCCGATTTGGTTGGGCAGGGGTTTGGTAGGGTATGGTCCGGCCGGGTTAGCTTTGGCGGGGTCCGGTCCGGTGAGGTGAGGCATGGTAAGGCAAGGCTGGGTTCGGTACGGTGCGGTTCGCGTCTGGCTGGGTTAGGTCCGGTCGGGTAGTGTTCGGTAAGGCGGGATCGGGTGGGCTTAGGTAGGGTATGGTGCAGTGAGCTTCGGTGGGGTGGGGCATGGCGAGGCCTGGTCTGGAGAGGTGTGTTATGGCGAGGGCTTGGTTATGACCGGAATGTCGAAAGCGACACTGCCGCTCTCATCGCAAGATGGAAGCGGCAGCACGCTTATGATAAAAACAAAAACAAACAGACTAGAAACAATAGGCTCAGTTTCGGATGGAGGCAATCATGATGTCGAACTTGCGTTGCCGTATGCGGTTTCTTTGCGATTACAGGAATCAACCGATTTCCTTTTCCATCGGTGGAATAATGACGCAGTTGCAGCTAAAAATGCCGCAGCGAAGGGATCAAAAGCCAAAAAAACAGATAACATAGAATCCTATGTGTACCGGGCTGACAATGGCAATCTGGCGATTCCCGGCGAGTATTTGCGTTCCTCGATTATCGGAGCGGCGAAGTTTAAGCAGGATCCTAGAAGTCCGCGCAAAAGTGCTCAGGATTTGTTCAAGGCGGGCGTAGTTAGTATGACGTTGCTGGCAGATCTCGGCGTGAAAGACTGGGATTATCTTGATCGGCGGCGTGTACTTGTTCAGAGGAGCGCGATTATGCGCATTCGGCCGGCTATAAAAACTGGCTGGAAGGCTGAATTCGTATTGTCGGTATTGGTGCCCGAATATATCAGCGAAGAATTTCTTCGTGAAATGGTTGGCCTAGCTGGGCGACTAATTGGTCTTGGCGATTTTCGGCCGACGTTCGGCAGGTTTGACATCATTGAATGGAGACTGTTAACAATTTGACACCGGAAATCCGCCAGAAATTCAAACGATTGAGCCTGTACTATCTGCGGGTAGCAAACGATTTGGATCGAGACGCTTGGGCGGAAGCGTTAGCTGATCTTGCCGAGCTGAGCGGATGCTGTCGCCGGCTTTGGCATGAAATTGCGCGGGAACCAAAAAATGAAAAAAGAGAGAATGAAGGAAATGTTACAGACAAAAATCATTGAATCGTTAATCGAACAGTCACGCTCGCTATTGGAAGATCACTGGAGCGAAGCTGAACGCATGTTTGGGGCGCAGAAAATTAAGATCGGCATGGTGTTCAGCGTTGAGCGCGGATCCGCTGAATCGACCTGCAAGGTATCCATTTCCTTCGGGGCACGCGTCAAGGATTCCAATGAGGTACTAGTAAGCGATCAACCAGAATTAGCGCTGAAGAAATGACTGAACTGGTTACCGCGGCATTGGCAGCGCTTAAGATGGCTGATGATCCTGAAAATCGGTTAGCGCTCGAGATCGCGTGCTATTTTCTCTGGGCCGCGCAATGCGATGATTTTGAGTGGATAGATGCACAGATCGAGGAAATGAAGCGGCTTGAAAACCTGGAGACTCTGGAGCGTCTGCAAAAACTTCATGAATGGTGCCGATCTCATAAGGCAGGACGGAGAGGCAATGGGAATCCGGCCTGAACAGATTACCGAGGCAATGATCGCGGGCGATCCGAGCGGAGCATTACAGAATTTGCGGGATCAGGCTCTGGGCAATCGCCCGGTGCCGTACACGAGCGTTCTGGAGCGCGAGGAGCAAGCCAAACTAGCTACGTGGCTGAATGACCAGAAACGCGCCGGTCGCCTGCAGTTCGATTGGAGTGCTACGCACCGCAAGATAACACGCCGGGTCGGAATGCCGGATTTCAGCGTGTGGGCGAATGGCTGCGCTCTCCTGGGTGAGATGAAACGCAGGGGCAGCAAGCTTCGTCCCGACCAGGCTGAGGTGCACGCGGAATTCTGGCGCAGCGGAACGCCGGTTTTTATTTGGTACAGCGCCGCGGAAGCAATCGATTGCATTGAAGCGTGGCTTTGGAGCATATGAACACACATGGCGGCCGGCGAATCGGCAGCGGTCGCAGGAAAAAACCCGACTGGATTACGAAGGGTTTGCGCCTGCAACAGCTGACGATCGAAATGCTGGTCGAGGTAGCGCATCGCTTGCGCATGAGCCAAAGCAGTATCGCAAACGATCTTTTAGTAAAAGAATTGAGAAAACTCTTGAGAAAATTCGAAAACTCTCAAAAATAGATCATCATGCTCCAATTCACGGATCGAGAGCTTAAGCTCATTCGGCTCATGCTGAATTCAGCGGCAGCCAAAGGCGAGATTGAAAATGCTGCGCGCATGTTTGTCGAGGCCTTACGCGCGCGCTCGATTAGCGCGCAGGATATTGAGGAATCGTTGAACAAGGTGACCGCGCCGGATTACGGCCACTGGGCACCGGATTACGGTTTATGTACGATGCCGTGGGGAAAGCATAAGGCGCAACAGTTCAAGGATATTCCGCCCAGTTACTTTCGTTACATCGTGCAGTGGATCGAGGATCCGCAAGGAGACCGATTGCCGCGCATGGCGGGCATTCTGAGCGACATTAAGGCGTGGCTGGCTCAGCAGTGAGGCTTTTGGGTTAAAGCTCGCCAAAACGCAACGTAGAGCGTTTAAAGGCTATTCCATGAGCACAGACGCATTGTGCCAAGCCCTTGAGGTATTGCCAATTCCCGTCTTGTGGCGCCGGCTAGGGTTGCCTGGCTCGGTCCGCGGCAATTGTACGGTCAGGAGCCCACTGCGTTCGGACGACCGAACCCCGAGCTTCTCGATTTACGCGGACGGTCGACGCTATATTGACCACTCAACAAAAGAAGGTGGCGACGCGTTCGACTTTTTCTGTGCGATCGCTAAGCTCGATAAACGTACAGCCTACCCCCAATTTCTCGAATTGGCTGGGGTCGGTTCCCGCCAGGGGAATCGGCGCAATCGGTGGGCGTACCGTCAATGAAAATGAAAAGTGTTTGGCAAAAAGTAGGATGTCTAACCAACCATTTGTCTGGTTTGATTGTGTCTCGGATTTTCGTGAAACGGAGATTATTGGATTGGCCGCTGCGCGCGGATATCGGGTCGAATTTGTCAAGTGGTTGCATCAGCGCGGTGAAATCGGCCGCTATTACGTCCCGGGCACCGGCTGGTGCACGGCGCTACCGATTCGCGACGGCAATGGCGACGTGTTTCGATGTCATTGTCGAGGCGAGTCGAAAAAAATCTTCAAGTATGAACCTGCCGATCCGGACAAGGAATCGATCAGTGCGCTGGTGTTGGGCGATCCTGCTTCGGCGCTTCGCGTGCATCCTCACGAGAGCGAATGGGACGCATTCGCGCAGATCAGTGCGCTCGGGCTGGAAGAGGAGATCGATCGCGGAGAAGTCTGTGTGATCGCGACGCGCGGCGCTGCGGACAGCAAACGAATAAGCCCAGACACAATATCGGTAGCCAGTAGAGCGAGCATTTATTTGCATCCGCAAAACGATACGCCAGACCGATACGGCCGAGTTGCCAGTGAAGAATGGTTAAAGGGTTGTGTAGAGGAACTCGGTGAAGCCTATGTGGTGCGAATACCGTGCATGCACAAAGACCTCAACGATTGGATTCGAGCACCTGATTTCACCACTGATCAGCTGGAATACGCCATTGACAACGCGCTGCTCGAAAAGCGCAAAGGGAAGTTTCCGGAGATCGTTACCGGCGATATCATTGAAGCGGTGCATCAGCCATTGCCCGCTGAGGTGATCCGCGGAATCCTCGCGATTGGCGAAAAGGGGTCACTGGTTGGCGGCAGCAAAATGTATAAAACCTGGACGCTGCTGCATCAGGCCTTGGCGATAGCCAGCGGGACAGATTGGTGGGGATTTCCCTGCCCGCAAAATAATTCGTTATTCCTGAATTTGGAATTGCCGCCACCCTATTTTGAGGAGCGGGTGCGCACGGTAGCATTCGCGATGGGAATTAAGGTACCGGCTAATTTTCACGTCTGGCATTTGCGCCGGTCGAAGCTGGGCGATCCTGAACGCTGGCAAGATTTTCTTGAGGAACTGCTGAAGTGCGCTCTGGCGATCACCAATCCGTTTATCACGAGCGATCCGATTTACAAGCTGCTGGGTGGCCGCAACGAGAACGATGCTGGCGATGTCGGCACATTGCTGGAACAAATTGATGATTTAATTGAGTTGACGAACGGGAGCAACTTTTTCGGTCAGCACACGACCAAAGGCAATCAGGCAGCAAAGGAAGCTATTGATTTGGCAGCTGGCAGCGGAGTCTTTGCACGCGATCCGGACACCATCTTCCCGATGAGAGCGCACACGAAGGACGGAGCATTCGTGGTTGAACCGATATTGCGCAATCATGTGCCGATCAGTCCGTTTGTGGTTGAGTGGAAACCGCCACTATTCGTGCGTAACCCGACGCTGGACCCAAGCTCTCTCAAAGAGCCTAAAAAGCGCGCCAGCAAATACGACATGCACATGTTGGCGTACTGGCTCGGCAAGAAGCGGCTTAAAAGCAAACAGTTTGCCATTTTGGTACGCGACGAGACTGGGATGAGCGCAGCGACATTTTACCAATTGCTCAAGGAAGCCGAACAGGCTGGTCTAATTCGGCGCGACCCGGTCGATCCGGAATACTGGACAAAGAAATGAAAAAACAGTCCGCGAAAACTGCTCCAACTACTCCAACTACTCCAAATTGGAGTTGCTGGAGCACTGCTCCAACTACTCCAATTAAGCCTTATAATTGGAGCTGGAGTACTGCTCTACTCCAGCGCTTCTAAAGAAAAGCGCGCTGGAGCAGGAGAGTAGAGCAGTTTTTACTCCAGCCTCTAATTGGAGCAATCTTACAACATAACTAAAACCAACACAATGTAATATGAATGAAATGAATGCCGCAACTGCTCTTCGCCAACTTGTTGACGAGTGCTTCGTCGCCAGAACCGACAGACCTTTCAGCGACCTGATCAACGCTTTGCTCGCTCAAGGCCAACTCGATCTTGCTATTCAGGTCCTGCTTACCCGGCAGGTTGATATTGTTGCCAGAACGCTTACTGAAATCACTATCCGACTCGAAAAATCCGAATAAAATGGCCAGATTCGTCTCTAAATCGCTACCCCACAGTGGAGACCTCATCACGAAGTCTCCTCAAAGCGCTATCCCCGAAATCGCCCTGACCCTCGATCGCTCCGGATCCATGCTCCCTAATCGCCTGGCCGCCGTTCAAGGCGCCAATATTTTCCTCAGCGCTCAACAAACCCTCAATCTCCCCGCTCGCTTCACTTTCACTACCTTCAGTAACCTCATCTCCACCATTCATGACGCCGTGCCCATCCACCTCGCTCACCCTTTAAGCCCGCAACAATTCGCGCCACTTGGCCCGACCGCGCTTTGCGACGCCATTGGCGACCTTTGCGACCGTATCGGCCAACGATTTGATTCTACCGAATTCAACGATTCACTCGCAAAGCCTCGCGTGCTTATCGCTATTCTGACCGATGGTCAGGAAAATGCTTCCACCCACTGGTCTCAATTCAAACTCCAGGAACTCATCATCTTTCGCCAATCCGTGCACCATTGGCAGTTCCTCTTTATTGGCCCAGACGACGAATCGGCCCAGTTCGCTCGCTCTATCGGTATCCCCGCCGATCATATCACCACCTTCGATCCTTATAACCCACAACTGCTCCAAAATGCCTTGAGCCGCCTCACCATCGCCACTGCTGCTTTCTTGACCAATGAGCCCGGTTTCGCCAAATTCTTCCAGCTCCCACCCATTTGCTAAAAGTTAAGGTTTTGTTTGACACCTGGAACCCCCATATGCGACTACAACAACACACCATGAGCAGACGTTCCCATAAGTTGCTGGTCCTCGTTAGCGATGAAGCACTCGCCGCTAAACTTATCGCTATCGCCGGTCAGCTCGATGTTCCCATCTCCCGCCTGGCCCGGCACCTCATCGAAGTCGGGTTGCGTACCGTTAAAGATGCCAATGGCCTGCTCTTCACTACCGCCAGTACCCAGATCCCAGCCGAATTGCTCCAAGACCTAAAGTGAATGCGCCTAGCGACCCGCCAGCCAACCCGTATGAAGCTCTCGCCCTACGCTTCGGCGCTATCTATCAGCAGGAACGTACCAATGAGGAAATCCGTTCCCCAGCCCTTAGCGCTCAAGCCCAAGCCTTGCTCAAAAATAACCCCAAAGCCTATGGCACCGCTATCGAATTGCTCCTCGAGGGCGCCACCAGCCTCCAGATCGCTACCCGACTCAAACTCAAACTCCCCCTAGTCAAATTCCTCGCACGCCAACATGCCGAAATCAGAGCCGCCCGACGCGATCTCGTCGTCGGGAACCTCGAGGAATCTATCCTCTCGCTCTCTACCCGCCTCAGCGATCAAGCCGATCAGGTCCCCATGCGCGATGTCGCTCGCACCCTGTCCACCGCAGTCGATAAGCTCGCTACCCTTACCGGCAACCCTTCCACTACCGTCGATATCCGCCACCACGTCTCCCGCGAACAGGTCCTAGCCTTGTATGACAAACTCAAAAATACCGCCCAGCCCTCTCAACCCAAAGATCTGGACGAGCCCGCTATCCCAACCTAACTGAACAAAACCCTAAAGCTGGTTGCCACCACAAGTAGCTTGATGTCAAATTACTTGGCTTCGGCAAGGTGTTAGGACAGAACGATTGTCGCGTGGAACAATCGTGTAAGTGCTTCAGGATCAATGCTTATAACATCAGACAATATGTGAAGTATCAAGTTGCCCTCGGGTCAAAAAGCGTAAGCTTTATAAGCTTGCAAAGGGGGGTGGGGGTCAGGCCACTGGGGGTGCCCCGGTCGCCGAGCGTCCCACGCGTCTGGTGGTTGCAGGAAAATTTTTTAAAAAATTTTAAAATTGAAAAATCGGGTAGCTGCGAAGAAGAGGAAAAAGGGCAAATGGGTTCTGCTGTACCACGAAGGGGTTAAGGGTACCGACCATTGGGGTTTTTGGGTGAGGTGTCAAGCATAAAAGCGGTTTTTAGGCCTGATTGTCTTGCTAGCTATTGGCTTTAGAGCTAAGACTTGGGGTTTATGGAAGAAGACGCCTTGAAGAGAGCCGAGATACCGGAAGGCTGGCGTTCGGAAGCGTCGTTGGCGGGTGAATGGGGTTTGAGTCGGATGGAGTTAGCGGATTATCGCCGGTCGCGTCTACGGGAAGGGATCCATTTTGGGAAACCGGGTGGGTTACAGATTTATTTCACGCCAGATGGGATAGAGCAGGCGATCCGGCACTTCAAGCCGCCGCCGCGCGACGCGGTGATTGCGGCCAAGATGGCGGCTCGGGCTGAAGAGTTGGCCAAATGGGCGCATCCGCCGATTCCGGGGACACCGTTGGATGAGAATATTGGGCGGGTACTGACGGCGTTAGGCAATCCGCGCATGATTCGCGCGGAGACGGGTGAGGGGCAGGTGTTTTATGTGCGGGTACATTCCACAAAGAACTTTCGTAAAGGGATGCTATTAGATTTGCGCAGTTGCCGCAGGTTTTGGCGCGATGGCACGGCCGGCGGAGACGGCAAGCAGAACGGGATCCCGGTCTACGAATTGATGATTCCCTGTCCTCGATTCCCTGGTCGGTGGGGTTGGAGCGCGTTAACTAACCCTCATTTTGGCCGAGCGAGAGATTATGCTAGTCGGGTACGGGAAAGTCCGAGGACGCAATGACGCTGGAAGAGTTAGCGCCGCATCCGTTATATCCGTTACCGAGCAGGGAGGAGTTGACTCTTGATTATCCGAAGGCGCAAGCCTATCTGGACGCTCGGGCTGAGCTAATTCGCGCTGAAGAAGCCGATCCGTTCCGGTGCGGGTACGTGCCGGCCGTGTGGGCGTTACCGGATACCGCGATTGCGCAAGGCAAACGCGAAGTGCTGATTTTGGGCGGTAACCGCTCGAGCAAAAGCTACTATGCGGCTCGCAAATCGGTTGAGGTACTCTTAAGTGGTCCTAAGAAAGTGGTCTGGTGTCTGCAGACTACTTTCAAAAACTCGGTCGAGATGCAACAGAAAATAGTCTGGCACTATCTGCCGCCGGAATTTAAGAATTTGGCTCGCGGGCGCATTACTAATGTTAGTTACACGCAGAAGACGGGCTTTAGCGAAGCGAAATTTGTGTTACCCAACGCCTCGGAGTGCGTCTTTCGCCATTACTCGCAGGCGATTGAGGTGATTGAAGGCGGCGACGTGGATTTGTGTTGGTGCGATGAGTTAGTTCCTCTCTCCTGGATTGAGACGTTGCGGTACCGCACACTGTCTCGAAAAGGTGTCTTGCTCATTACTTTCACGCCCGTGCAGCAATGGAGCCCGACGGTAGCCGAGTACCTGGAAGGCGCGCGCACGATAGAGTACGCGCCCGCGCCGCTCCTGCCGCCTGGCGCGCGTGGACGGCGCAATCGTCAGGTGCCTAGGATCCAGCAGCCGTTGCGGCAGAACGCGCAAGTCATCTACTTTCATATCACCGACAATCCGTTTACGAGCGCGGAGACCACGGCTGAGACCTTGGATGGCGCGCCGCCTGACGAGATTTTGATGCGGGCCTATGGTGTGCCGGCCAAAAGCGGCGCCAACCGTTTTCCCCGGTTCCGAGAAACGCTTCATGTGCTGTCGGCCGAAGAGATCGCCAAGAAGTTGGAAGGCGCTACCCGCTATCATTTCACGGACCCGGCGAGTGGCCGCAACTGGTTCATGCTGTGGGTAGCCGTTGACCCGCAAGGGGTCCATTACGTTTACCGGGAATGGCCGGATTTGGATGCGCACGGCGACTGGGCGGTGGCCGACGGCCGGCTGGCTGATGGGAAGATGGGCGTAGCCCAGGAAAGTTACGGCTGGGGTATTCGGCGTTATCTGGAAGAGATCGAGCGAATGGAGACTAGCGAGGCCGGGGGTCGAGAAGAAATTGCTGCGCGCTGGATTGATTCGATTTTTGCCGCGCAACCGACCCAGACGGTCGAGGGTGGCACCACGCTGTTGGAAGAGCTGGCTTCGCTCGGAGAACCGTTCTCGCCGGCGCCGAAGGAACACATCGACGAAGGTGTATCCCTGATTAATAACCTGCTGGACTTCGAACGCGGCGAGGATGATAAAATTTCCACTCCCCCGAAGCTTTATCTGTCGGAGACGTGTGGGAACACCATTTTCGCGCTCAAACTCTGGACGGGCCGGGATCATCGGTTTGGGGCCTGCAAAGACCCGATCGATTGCCTGCGTTTTATGGCGTGTGCGCGCCTGTGCGGGTTTAGTGACGCCGATCTCATGGTGTCTTATGGAGGGCATTACTGATGCCCGCTGCCGCTCCGCAATATGCGGCTCTTGGCCCTCAGCCGGAACCTGCCGGCAAGGCCAGGCCCGCCATGGATATCGAGATCTTAAAAGAACAGTTCAACACGGCGGTCACCGAAACCAGCGCTTACCTGGCGTTGACCAGGCGTTTGGACGATCTGCGTTATTGCCGATGGAGCGGGCAATCAGAGGATGGGCGCAAATACTCGCGCAACACCGGCTCTCAAGTGTTCCCGTGGGAAGGCGCCTCTGATATTCGGCCCTACTTTATCGATGACCTGATTGTTGACGACGTCGATCTGATGCGCACAAGCGACCGCAATTGTCACATGCAGGTGTTGGGTGCCAACTCTTCCAATGATTCGTTGGCTCGTGCCGCGACCTCGGTTCTGGATTACATCAACCGTATGCTGATGGCGGAAGAAGTCGATCGGGAACGGGATCTGGCCGCGGGCTGGCGACAGCATTACGGCTCCAGCGTGTTGGGTATCGATTGGTTGGTCGAAATGGATTCCGAGCAGGTAACGATCGGCGTGCAGGATCTGATGCAACTGGCTCAAGTGGATCCGGACTTTGGCAACATGCTGCAGTACGTGATGCAGAACCTGCAAAGCGGGAACACCAATTTTAGCCAAGACGATCAGCAGGCGTTTCTCCAGAAGTTCGGGCAGTATTTCCCGGAAGCTAACCCGATGCAGGCCATTGCTCAATTGATGCAAACCGGGCAATTCTCCTATAACAAGCCTTACGTGCGAGTGGATCGCCCCTGTGTGACGGCGCTGAGAACCTTTCAGGACGTCTTCTTTTTTCGCTCGATTGGCGATATCCAGAAAGCGCCGTGGGTGGTCAGGAGAGACGTTTTACCCAAGACCGATATCGAGGACCGAGCGAAACAGGAACAGTGGGACCCTGATTTCGCGGATTTTATCCTGCACAGTGCCGGATCCTCCTGGTTGTGGGCGTTTGAGCGCGGCGACACGCTCACTCGATCGGGTACGAGGATTTTTGCCGACGAAATGGATTTCATGTGCGAGGTCTTCTATGGATATTATCGCGGGCAGGATCCTTCCGGCAACCGACAGACTCAGGTCTGTATTTTCCATCCCGGCACCTCCGAAATTGGTCGAGAGCTTCCGTTACCTTATGCGCACGGTTTTTATCCGTTTGTGCTCTGTCGCCGGGAGAATCGGTCGAGAAGCGCTTTTGAATCTCGCGGAATAGGGGATATCGCCGATACGGCGCAAACCGAGATTAAAACTCAGCGGGACGCTCGAAACGATCGAACGAGCTTTGCCGTGATTCCCCCGTTGCTCGTGCCGTTGGGTCGCGGCAAGCAACAATATCGGTTGGGGCCGGCCGCACAGTTAGGGGTGCTCCGCCCGGGAGACATCGGCTGGCTGCCGCCGCCGCCGCTTGATCAAAGCACGTTCGACACGGAACAAGGCGTTAAGCGCGACGTGTACAATTACTTTGGCCGGAACTTTGACGCGGTTGATCCAAACAAGGTTTTGCGCAAACAGCAGCGGTTGATTAACAGCTGGCTGGACGAGCAGCGTGCCGTTATGCTGCAGGTGTTCCAGTTGTGCTGCCAGTTTTTACCGATCGAAAAATGGCAACAGATCTCTGGCGACCCGGATTTCCAGTTGCCGATCGGTTCCCGGGATTTCATCCAGAATAACCTGACCCTCGTTCTTGAGTTTGATGCCAGAGATTTGAATCTTGAGTATCTCGAACAGAAGCTTAATCTGATCAATTCGGTGATTGTGGCCTCTGATGCTGCCGGAGTGGTCGATCGAGCAGGTTTGACCCAGTACGCGCTCTCTGCGCTGGATCCCGCTTTAGGATCGCGACTGATTCAGCCGCAGAGCCAGGTCACACAGCAAGAAATCCAATCGGAACAAGCGGCTTGCAGCCAGATTGTCAGCGGGGTCGAGCCGCCGCTTTACCAATCTGGACAAAACGCTCAACTGCGGCTACAAGTCATTCAATCCACGATGCAGAGCCCGGATTATCAGCATTTTCTCTCATCTAACCCGCTTGCTCAGCAGCGGATGCAGAACCGGGTCAAGAATTTGCAGTTTCAGATTCAGCAACAGCAGAACGCAACGATCGGCAAGATCGGCACTAACCCGAGCCCGGTTCAGGGCCTTTCTGGAGTCGGGCCAGCACCTCCGTCAGGACAATGAACGGACTTATCAATAGCGATTGGGCCATAAACCAAAACCAGTTGGGTCAACTGCAGTCAGGTTGTTACGGCTATCAGCTTTATCAGTCTGCGCCAGTGGAACGCGAGCCGCGGGCCCGGGAACTGGTGATTGAGCGCATCGGCGACGCGCTCATACGTTTGGATTACGGCGCCGAGTTGCGACTCTTGATCGCGGACCCTCTCCGCGGAAGCGATCTCCGAGAGGCTCTTCAAAAATTAAAGGAAGCACTCCAAAATGCCGGCCCCCACCTATAACGATTATCTTTCGATTCCCGCTCCGGTAACGAGCCAGCCGCCCAATGCGGCCGAAGCGATGCCGCTGATCGATCCCGCCTTCGTGGCTGTCTGGAACAGTACGAAATACCTGATTCCCGCGGAATGGGAAGGCAACCGGGCACTGATTATTGGCATGGCCAACCTGGCTTTTCGCTATAAAAACGCTACGGGCAGCACGACTCCCGTGCTTTCTTCGATCAGCCCGACGACCCAGGTCAATTCGACGCCGATTGCGACCCTCACGTGCACTGGCACTTCATTTGACGCTGATGCTGCAATTGTGTTTGCCGGAGTTGATCAGACGACTAATCATGTGAGTGGGACTTCGTTGACTTGCGCGATTGCCGCAACTCAGATTCCGGTCGCGGGCAATTATCCGGTGCAGGTAAGGAACGGAAATAACGTGGTTTCGGCGACAATTAACTTGGTAGTAACATGAGCACGAAAAAATATCCTTCCACAGAAGAAGTCGAGCATAACGAGAAACATTCCAAACATGACCGGCTTGAGGTGCCCGACTCACCTGAAGAGGTCAAGGAGAGAGAAAAACATCTTAGACATGACCGGCTCGAGGGCGACAGAGTGCCTGAACCTGCACCTGAACGACCTAAATTTTATCCGATTGGCAATCCTCAGGATCCAGGTCGGGAAGTAACGCCTGAGCCGTGGGATAACCAGGAGTTCTACGACAAGGTGAGAGCGGCAGGGTTCCCGACATCTTCGTACGGTGACGCGGCTTTCATGCAGGCGTGTTACAATCTTGCCACTGCCGTTCAGCCTCCGCCTCCGGAAAGGCATGCCGAGAAAGCGCACTAAGGGCGATCGCTCGAGCCCGCTGACCGTTATGAAGCAATGGGCCCGACTAAAGAAGACCCGTCCTTCTTGTCATTGGTGGATTCATTATAATGATGACGGACAGGTTGACGCTTTGATTGTGCCTTCCCAGTTCAAAGAATAAGTGTTCAAGTGGGAAACGGTTTTATCGGCGGGCGATGAGTATGATGCGAGCACACACAGTATCATTCATCATGGAGAACATATGCCCATAAAACGCACGGAGCAGCCGATGACGGCTCGCTGGAAAAACCGGCGCACGATTGCCGACGATGCTCCTCCCGGTCCGGTTCCTGTGGTTCGCGTACAGGAACAAAAAGAACTTCCCGGTCAGGAACTGGTGAACGCGTTGCGCGACATGCCGCCTCGGCAATGGCAGGCGACGCTCCAGCTTTTGATCGAAGCGAAATTTAAAGCCGAATCGATGCTGCGCGATGAAAAGGTTATTTCGAACCCCAGTCAATTGGCCTATTACACGGGGTGGGTGACCTACAGCGATTTCGTGTTGGCTTCCTTCGAAGGGCTCCGGGCCGGTAACACCGCAGGCCGGCCCGAACAAGAAGAGGATTGACTTTTCGCGTTATTAGGAGTTTCCTCCCTCCCCAAAGGTTCCCTGCGATTAATCCGTCTGAAAAGTAAAAAGTCGTTGCCTTGCCATGGCAGACGTTGAAAATGCCTCAGCACAGCCTGCGGGTTCCGAGCCCGCCCAGCACGCTCTGACCGAAGCGACTTCTGAGTCTTCGATCGACGCCATGCTGGCGAACGTTGAAGGGCTTGATAAATATTTCGGTGCAGACTCAGAAACTCCGGATAAGCCTGTAACAGAGAAGGCAAGCGCCTCTCCAGGTCCGAGTCCGGACACTGCCGATGCCGTTACGGATGAAATTCTAGGGCAAGGGCAGGTAGAGGAGAAAGAACCTGAGAAAGTCTCTGAGGAATTGCCGGCGGCAATTCAGCAGCGGATCGATCGTCTGACCGCGCAAAAGCGCGAATTTGAGGAATCGGTTTCGTCTCTCCAACAGGAGAACGCGAAGTTGAAAACTCAATTGGAAGCGGGTCCGCCGCCAGCACCGACACCGGAAGATCCTCTCGGGGGAGTATTAACTTATCAGGAGCTGGAAGAGCGGTTGGCGGGTGCGAAGGTGACTCGCGACTGGGCTTGGCAGAATCTGGATGGCGGCCTTGTTCAGACCGATAAGGAATCCGGAACCACGCGTGAGCTTTCCGGGCAGGAGGTTAAACAGCTCCTGTCCTTAAGCGAGCGGATGATCGAGGAACATATTCCTCGGCGTAAGGCGTACTTGGATGCGCGTATCGATTTCGATCGGCAAGCCGATACGTATTATCCGGACCTTAAGAAACCGGAGAGCATCCTGTCCCGGACGCTGGCTGCCTGGGTAAAGGCGGCGCCGGAAGTGACCCGATTCCCGGATTTCCGATTAATTATCGCTGACGCGCTAGTGGGGCAAAAGCTCCGCATGAGCCGGTTAGCGACCAAGACGAATGGTTCGACTGGTTCAAAATCTCCTACCCTGGCTGCCCCTAGTCCTTCTTCCGCACCGCGCACACCGGCAAAGTCTGTGCTATCGAAAGATCTACTTGATCGCATGGCAACGGACCGGTCTGCACTGGACGTGTTTAGCGAAAGCTTGATTGGTACGGGGTCGCGGAAAAAGTAGCTCTGTAATCGAATAGCACGGACGTAACTGTAATTACGTTTAGTGTTATGGCAGGGCTTTTAGAAATCAATCAGGTCGGCAAACGTGAGGACTTTGCCGATGTCATTTCGGTAGTTGACGCGAAATCACTACCAGTTACCTCCATGCTGCCCAAGGGGTCGGAGCCGGCGAATAGTATTTTTGATTGGCAGGCCGATTCGTATGATGACGCTTTGTTAGGCGGTATTGTGGACGGCGTTGACGTGCTCAGCACCGACTATGTAAACGAAGCTAGTCATCGTGCGAAACTGCACGGGCGCATTCAGAAATTCAGAAAACCGTTCTCGGTCTCGGATATCGCTCAGAACGTGTCTGATGTTGCCGGGGTGGGTAAACGAGGTGAAATGAAGCGCGCGATTTCGCACGCGATCGTTGAACTCAAACGTAACATGGAGGCGACGTTTTGCTCGGATCAAGATAGCCAGGCAGACAACGGCACGCTGCCTTATCTGACGCGTGGAATTGGTAAATGGACTGCTAGCGCCGCGCAGACCGACCTGCCGGTACCGGCGACTTATTTGACGCCGGCTACCTCGATCCTGACCAAGACGACAGCAACCACGTTGGAAACTGACATCAATGCGCTCTGTCAGAGCGTCTATCAGCAAACCGGCCAGCAAGGCGAGTTTGACCTGATTTGCGGAGTAGCTTTGAAAGCGCTCTTCTCGAGCTTCGCGGCCTGGGTGCCTTCTGCAGTGACTACCGTGCCGTTGCGGCGCTTCAATCAGGACGCGAACGACAAGGCGATCATCAATACAGTCGATTTTTGGTCCGGGGATTTCGGATCAGTCAAGTTGATCCTGTCTCTCTGGCTGGCGTACGACAGTGCGGCTGGCCCGATTCGCAACGGTAGGGGGTACTTGATGAACTGGGATCTTTGGGAGCTGCGTTACAACCGGCAACCGGCGTTTTCTGAAAACCCAGACTTGGGTGGAGGCCCGAGAGGCTACGTAGACGCTATTGCAGGGCTCGTGTGCTACAACCCACTTGGCTGCAGTAAAATCGTGGGTTCGTGAGTAACGAATGGCATAATTTCGTGGACGATTTGGCTAGGTGTTACGGCACCGATTTCGTCCGCGATTTATGCACAAAGTTTACGGACTACCAGCGTGCCGAAGAGGAGATGACTGCGTCTCGTCAGCGTAAAATTGCCGAGGCGAATGCGCGCATTGAACGCAGCTGGCTCGAGGGTTTCGGCGAACATTATATGAGTGTGGACGCCGAGTCTTTCTTTTATTGGGCTCGTCGGCTTGGGAAGGAGTGCTGGAACGATAAGAAATTTCTTGCTGAATTCCGTAGGGACAACCCGGAAACCATTGTAAAAAATAGGCCCAAGAAGGAGACAATCATTCGACCATGAATCCTCCTGTCTCAACTCAATCTATCCTTTTCGCGGTTGCGCGTCGGATGGGTCTTGTTCCCGACGAGAATCTTGCTCCCGATCAGGCGATGGAGATCCTCCTGTCTATGGACGACCGTTTGCGGGAAGGCTGGGAGATGTACGACTTTGTCGAAAACACCACAATTGAGGAACGAGCGTTCCGGGATGATTACAATTCGAGTCTTTGTTATAATGCTGGCGATATCGTGTGGGACGCTTGTTCTCGCATGTATTACACAGCGAATCAATCGGGAGTCGGCGGACCGCTATCGAATACGGCTCTCTGGACCTCGTCGAGTACGGTTGCGCCTCCAGCGTTTGTTCCTTGGTTCCAGACCGGTAAGACACCCATAGGCACGGCTTTCGAGGCGTACACCGGCGATCCTTACGCGACCTTAACCGCGAAGAAAGTCCAGTTTGCGGTTTCTTCACGCGGGCTTGAGTTTGTGGTCACCCAAGTGCCCGCCACCATCTGGCTGTATTTCCGTTTGCCTTATCCCGGGCTCGGACAGGAGAACTGGGATGCTACCATTAATTACATGGCCGGAGATCAGGTGTTGGGTTCCGACGGGCATACCTACGTCAGTCTTTCGGACAATAATCTCGGGGTTAACCCGTTAAGCGCGGGCCAGATTGCCTGGCGGAAATTTCCGATTCCCTACGTGTTCTCGCGTTTCGTGATTACCGCGGCGTTCAGTGACACGCTGGTGACGAACGGGCAGAACGAGAAAGCGGGAATCGAGGTTCAGAAAGCGTATGCTTATCTGAACAGTGAGTTTGATAAACAGCGATTGCAACAAAGCCAAGTAGAAAGGTTTAGCGTTTTTGTCAGTTAGAAAAACATGGCGGTGGTGGGCATCCCGGTTCCCGGCGGAACATTGGGAATACCGGATGCAGAAGGAGGCGGAAGCATTCCGAAAAGTCAGCGGGCGACTGAAGGAAATTGAGCCTGCCGGAAGTAACAAGCAAGGCTTGCCGCGAGTACTTTGTCTGTGCGCCTGTGGGAAAACTAAAGTGGTTCTGAAGAAGGATCTTATGCAGGAAAGAGCGTCCCGCTGTCATACAGATTGTACGCGGGACCGGGGTATCCGGCACCCCCATCGGAGCGACCAGGAGATTCTCAATAACAAGGGTGAGGTGATTCAGCGAGGACCGCCGAAATGGGATCCGGTGTTGCGGATAGGCGTCTTTACAAATCAGGAGAAAAATATGGCAACAAGTGCAAAGAAGAGTGTCCCCTCAACGGGGGCGAAGAAGAGTTATGGCAAGGGGCACGGCGGCGGCCAGGTACCCACTGCAAGTGGCAAGGGTATGGATCCGTCTGCCGCGGCGGATCACGCCAAGATGACGATGCCTGCACAGCAGAAGGGTCGTTATCAACAGATACCAGCGCCTCAAGCACCCCCAGCACCTCAAGCGCCCGATCCGCCGATACTTCAGGGCGATCCGCTTTATCAAATGTCGGGGGAAGAGTAAGGAGGAAATACGCCTAATATTTACGCACAACGGTTCAAGGATATCGACGAGCGTTTTTGGGAGAAGGTGTCTCTTCAGGATGCCGTCTTTCCCGAGAACGGCTGCATGATCTGGATGGCCGCGAAGCAGAGCGATGGTTATGGCACATTTTGGGCTGATCGCAGAAATTACATTGCGCATCGATGGATCTACGAAAGATTGCGCGGGCCAATTTCAAGAGAACTAGAGATTGATCATTTGTGTCGCAATCGCGCGTGCGTCAATCCAGATCATTTGGAACCAGTGACTCGTGGTGAGAACCATGATCGTTCTGATCTGACAATGTCCGCTGTTTGGCGCGAAGCTACGCATTGCAAGCGTGGTCATGAATTGACTCCAGAAAATACCTATCGCCACGACGCGGATCCTCGTTGGAGGCGCTGTCGAATCTGTCGGTTGACTACAAACGCCAATGGCGTAGCAAGGAGGCGACTTGCCCGGTAAAGCAAAGGGGACAATTGGAGGTCACAAGGCCACTTCGAAGCAGCAGAAGCTGATGGGCATCGCTCGCGGAATGCAGGAGGGGACTGTACCGAAATCCTATTCGAAGGAAGCCGCGGGGATAGCGAAATCCATTGCTCCTGAGGATCTTCACAACATCGCCAAAAAGCCGAAAAGCGGCTATCGGCGCGGACTTATGAACAAATGATTTGGAGGTATATATCATCTCGGCCCTGATTTATTGGTTGATTCTGGTGATCATCGTCTGCCTGCTCTATTGGGTGCTGTCGATGTTTGCGCCTCCACAGATCATGAAAATTGTCTTGGTTGTCTGCGTGGTGGTGATTGTGCTCTCCCTGATTTTTCTGCTCCTTCCGCTAGCCGGAGTGCACCATCTCTGATTTATGGCTAGATGGCAGGTTGAGCAGCAGTTAGAAGAACAGTTAACCGTTGCTGGAGATACGGTTTATCTCGGGCTGGATATGAAAACGCCTGACCCCACGGCTATCAAACCTGGGTTCGTGCCCGAAGCGTACAATGTCCGCAGTGAGAATGGCGGCCTGGAAGGTCGCTTGGGAAGCGTTGCTCCGGGCTATTTTAATTACATCTCCTTCGGCCGGATTTATGGCGAGGGATCCTTTAGTGATCCCAATGGTTTGGAATGGGAGGTAATCGGAACGGCCAGCGGTGCCTGGTTTATTGCGGATGGGGTCTTTCCTCAGTTCATCCCTTATGTGACCTGGACCTGCGATTATCCCGTCGAATTTGTTCAAGCTTTCGATGTTCTATTTCTGTTTCGTGGGCCTGACAATCCTGAGTTAGTCTGGCACGGCGCCTGGAACCAGTTCTGGGTAACTATGCCAGCGCCGACTCCGCCCCGGCAGACTATTCCCCAGACGGATACCGCTGAATATTACAGTAATCGACTGATTGTTCCCTATCAGAAGGATCGGCTCGCGATTTCCGATATTCTCGATTATACCGAATACGATTGGAACCTGGACGATTTCCAAATTAACACGGGCCAGTCGGATTCACTGGTGCGGGTCTTTCCTTGGGTTAATTCGATGGTTCTGGTGTTCAAACAGCACTCGATTTTTAAGATTTCGAATGTCACTGGAGATCTGACCCAGACTTCACTCGATCAGATTTCTTCTTCTCGCGGGTTGGTCAGCCGCCGAGCGGTGGTCGATGTCGGCGGCGACATCATGTTCATGGATTATTCCGGCGTGTACGCAATCAGCCAGGAACTGGTCAATACGCCCCAGGTGCAGGCGTTGCCGTTGAGTGACATGATCAAGCCGGTTTTCAATGGCATCAACTGGACGTACGGTTCCGGGATCGTTGCGAATACTCGTCGTGAACGGGTGTATTTTGCGGTGCCGTTACGAAACGCCAGCCGCAATAATTCTCTGCTGGTCTATAATCTGATTCTGAACAGTTGGGAATCAGTTGATACCTTTGACGATCCCGATTTCCGCATTGATCGACTGGTAAAGATGAATTTTAACGGTGAACGGCGCCTCTTCGCCATCGATATGGTGCAAGGCCTTATCGTCCTTTTAGAGCAAGGCAAGACCGATATTCTGGGCATGACGACAGCTCATGAGCGGCAAATTCAATCAGCCGTCCTTACCCGAGGGTACGCTGGGGCGGGTCCGCGCAACCGGTTCGAACGAGTGGAAGTTGATGTCGCTACCTGGAACCCGTCCTTTTCCGTCGAGGGGTATGTCGATGGCAGCAATATGAAGGCACTCTCTCGAACGGAGACGGCCGATCGTACCAAATATGAGGTCTGGAACCGGCCTGCCTGGGATCGTCAGAATTCGAACAATGATCACGCCACCGAGTTTCGGCAGGATTATAGTGTGCAATTGCCGGTTGTTTTGGGTACAAACGGCATTCAGATTGAGCGCCAGCAAGAGACGAGCTACCGGTACACCGCGAGGATGAAAGGGCGCTATCTGCAGTTGCGCATTCAATCGACCCAAGGACATCTTGGGATTCGGTCGATCATGGTGGAATCTTACGAAGACCAGAGAGCGGTCCGGGCGATGACTAGCGGGTAAAAATATGAGCGAGGAGTTGATTGTCCATCCCAGCATCGTCCTCGGACCAGACGACATTCTGACCGCGGACAAGCTCAACTTGTTGGGTACTCCGATCGTTGAACTGGCGGTTGCCGATACCTCGATTTCAGATCAAAACTTTTGCCGGAATGGGAACTTCTATTCGAGTTTTTGGACAACGCCTGCGGGAATTAATTGCCCCGTCGGGGTGCGTACGACGAACGCGAGTTATTGGCAAGTGTTGCCGATTGGTGGAACGAGCATCGCTACGACCGGCACAACCGCAGCTACGATCCATGTCACGGCGATTCCCTCTACGACTGGCATGCTGGCTGGCATGCAGGTGGTCGGTCCCGGCATTCCAGCGGGCGCAACGATTGCCACGGTTGTTTCCTCGACTGCTATTGATCTGAGCGCGCCGGCGACCGCGAGTGCTTCGGGAGTTGCTTTGACGGTTGGCAACATGGTGACCTATCTGCGGTCCAATTCGGTGCCGGACACCGACTCGCTGTTCAGCGCCGAGATTCAAGGCAACGTCGGTGTCACCAGTGTTCGGTTTTCCCAAGACATTCAAGGAGACCTTGCAGCCACGTTAAGGAATCCCTGCACGTTTTCAGGGTATCTGTACAACGGCACGGGCGTTACTATGTCGCCGCAGTTGATCATCTCGAGCGCGAACGCGTTCAACAATTTTTCTGCGCGCACGGACGTGTCCTCGACCAATCTGCAGAGCTGTCCCGCAGCTCAGTGGACATACGTGACCGATACCGTGGACTTGACCAGTCTCGCCAATATCGCCAACGGATTCTCGGTTGTGGTGAGTTTCAGTGGAACGGACACGCCGACTAAAAACGTGTTTTTCTCGCGGCTAAAATTTCAGGCAGGTACGGTCTCCACGCCGTTCACTGATGATGTTTCGCTCTTCGTGCAAGCGCCGAGCGTTGACTCGACGATGCTGCAGGATGGTTGTATTGCGCGCACTGGCCTGTTTCTGTCGAACGTGATTCCGCTCGGGGCGTACACCGCGAAGTCGATTGTCGATGCGAATCTCGCGGATAACACGATCCTGGCGCGTTCCCTATCGACCGGAAAAATCATCACGATCGGCAACACCAATTCCACGATTAATGTCACTAATATTCCCAGCACGACTGGCATGTCGGCTGGTATGCCGATCTCGGGCTCGGGCATTCCAGCCGGGGCAACGATCGCTTCCGTTGTTTCTGGTACCGCTATTACTTTGAGCGTGGCCGCGAGCACGTCAGTGAGCGGGGTCACCTTGACCGTTACGGCGGGAACTAGCGCGACGGTTGGGAACCTTGGGTACACTCCCGAGAATAGAGCCGGGGATACCTGTACCGGTGTCCACACCCATAACCAGGACACGGTGGTTAATACTGCCAGCGGTCTTAGCGCTGCGGTGAGCATTCAGGTGTCCAGCGCGAACGCTAATAATACCGGTTATATGCCGTCTTTGGGTTTTTGGAGGCCGAACATAATTGGCCGAGCCCTTGGATTGCATACTGATGGACGTCTTAAAACTGTCGATTCCAATGGCACGATCGGCTATTTGCTCGACACGGTGACGGGCGTTGATACGAACTCGTATCAGAACAGTTCAATTACTTACGCCAAGCTGGCCCAATCGCTGATTAATACGATCTGTCCGACAGGGATGGTGATCTGTTTTGCGGGCGGCGGGCCGCCGGCAAACTGGCTGGTGTGTAATGGGCAAGCGGTGTCGCGCAATACGTATTCGGCGCTTTTTACCGCGATCGGTGTCTACTGGGGGACTGGCAATGGAGTTGATACGTTTAATGTGCCGAATTTCCAGGGGCGCGCGCCGATCGGGTACGTTAATCTTGCGAATCAAGGCGGAATCACTTCTCGCGCTTTTGGTGCTCTAGGTGGCGAAGAAAGTCATCAGTTGTTAATTGGGGAATTAGCCAGTCACAGTCACGGGCTGGCCGCAGACAGTCACAATCACCCATTTAATCAAAGCCCTCACTCACACACTTATGTTAATCCGCTGGGCGCTCTAGTGGGAATTCCTCCTGGAGGCAGCGGTTACACAGGTTCCGGCGGGACGCAGACTTCTGCGGATAACATTGTCGCTAATGTTGGTTATGCGGCCTCTGGTATTCAAATTGCGGCAACCGGGAATAATGGCGCGCACAACAACATGATGCCCTTTGCCGTGGCTTACTACATCATAAAGGCGGTATGAAAGACGTTGGATTGATCGCGAAAGAATGGTTTGAAGCGCATCGTGAGGATCTGCCTCATGCGCTCCTGCGCTGTTTTCTGCGAGGGGTCATTGTCAAACATCACGATTTCCTGTTGATGGGTGAGCCCTGTCGGACCGAAGGGGGCACGGAATTTCTGGTCGGCGAACCTGACACCTGGTGGGTGTACTATTGGGGAACGAGCCCTCCTGGCAAATTCACCTGTTTTGACGTCGCCTCGAATGCTCCCTACTATTTGCCCTTCATTGCGTTCAAGCGCCGGGGAAAAATTAAGATCCGGAAATGGGAAGCCTTTCTTCGTGAGCCAATCAGATCCGCTGAATTACAGGAGGTAGCATAATGGGAGGGGGTGCGCCATCAGTACCTATCACGAAGCCACCCGATACCGGCCAGGAATATACCTCGGCCATGAACGCCTATACCAAAGGCGCTCCGCAACTCTTTTCCGAGGAGAGCCAGTATCAGCCGATGTACAACGCTCTGCAGGCGCAGATGACGCAGAGCAATGTCAATCAATTCGCGCAGATGGCTCCCGGGTTGCAGAAAACTGCTAATCTGACGAATCAAATAGCTGCGTCGGGGGGATTGCAGACGTTGCAGGGGATGGGGGGACCAGCGGCTCAGGCTATGCTTAACGCTAGCCCGTACGCCAACCAGATCGGGCAGTTCAGCCAAAGCCAGTTGGGTGCGGGGTTTGATCCCACCCTGCAGGGACTGCTCGGACAGGTTCAAGGGGCGATTCCCGGGCAAATGGGCGCGTTCCAGAATCTGCAGACGCAATTCGGGCAAGGGATGAGCCCGATTAATACGCAGCTTTCGGCGTTAAGCCAGCAGGCGGGAACTGATCCGAGCGGGGCCCAGGCTTACCTTACGGGCATGCGCAATCAGATCGGGGCCGATCCGCGCAGTGCCATGTTCAATCAGCTGTCCGGTAATATCATGGGCAACTTAGGGACAACCACTCCCCTGCTCGGACAATTGCAGGGCATGGCGCAGCAGCAGTTGGCGCTCGGAGGGCAGCTCTCCCCCTCTGAGATGGCGGATGCTACTCAACAGGCCCGAGCGGCTTTCGCTTCGCGCGGCATGCTGGGAAGTAACGCAAGCGTAGCTGCGGAACTGCTTAACCGCAGCCAATTGCAGGAACAGCGCCTGCAGGGACGCGAGCAGTTTGGAATGGGCGTTTACGGTGCATCAGAGGCCGCTTCTCAGCAACAGGTGGCCAATGCGATGGGCCTTAACCAGATGGATATCGGAGCCACTCAGGCTAATCAGCAGATGGCTGCGGGCATAGCGCAAGTGATTCCTGGATTGCAACAGGCCCAGATTAATCAGCAGGCAGGTTTGCAGGGACAGTTAGCGCAGAATGTGTTGGCTGGCAGCCAGCAGCAGGCGGCTTTGCAGCAATATGCGAACCAGGCGCAGATGGGTGGTTACCAGCAGGCCGCAGGCTTACAGCAAGCCCTGCTGGGTCAGCAGCAGCAACAACAGGCGATGGGCGTTCAGGGGTTGCAGTATCTGAACCAATTGGGGACCCAGGGCATCTCCAGTATTCTGGGATTGCAGGGAGAAACCATGAACCCGATGCTGTCGATTGGCGCGAATCTCCCCTTCCAAGGTCCGCAGCTTTTCCAATCCAGCGGCCTACTAAACCTGGCGGCACAGAACGCTATGGCGGGTTATAACCAGATGAATCAAGCCAATGCGATGAACGCGCAATCCAAGGGTGCAGCCAGTGGTGCGATGATCGGCGCGGGGGCCGGTATTGCGGGAGCTGCTATAATGGGGGGTGCAGCAATATTTTAGAGCCTGCGGAGAGGCTTTGGTATCTCCGACAAAACCTATGATGCGAGTCAGATGCAAGGTGGGTGATTCCCCAATTCACAACCAGGGGTTGTTTGCGGTGCAATCGATTCCTGCCGGAACCGTCGTTTGGTCGTTTTCTACCGTCTTTGACAGATCGGTCAACGAGCATGTGTATAGTCACGCGAGCAAGCCCGAGCAGGTCAAGCTCTTCACCAGAGGATTTCGCAATCCGCATGCACCCAACGTGTTGGTGTGTTGTGGGGACGAGGCACAATTTCTTAATTTTCCCCTGTCCGAGCATGAGCCCAACGTCGTCGTCTCTGGATCAATCGATGGGTATGACGTCCTGGTTGCGGCTCGCGATATCGATATCGGCGAAGAACTGCTAGTCGCTCCTGAATCCGATTACGATTACCTGACCAAGGTGATGCAGTATGACGCTGGAAGAAAAGATAAAGGAGACTGAAGACTTTCTCGCCAAGCTCTGTTTGCGGTATAAGCAACCAGTGCTCATGTGTTCCTTTGGCAAGGATTCCATGGTGCTCTTATGGATCCTGAAACGGATGGGTGTGTTGTTGCCGATCCTCTTTTTTAAAGAGCCCAAGTTCCCCAGGAAATTCGCTTTCGCTAACTCGATTATCGAGCGCATGAACTTGGAAGTCCACGATTACCCACCGATTCGCATGTCTATGCTATACGGACGTAACGGAATCCCTTCGCACGTTGCCGAGTATCACACGGGCTCCAGGTACACAATCATTTTGCCGCGCAATATCATTGAGTACGAGGACGGCGAGGAGGAGTATTTGTGCGGCTTAGAGTTTTTGTCCCGGCCCACTACCACTTACCCCTTCCCGTGGGACCTCATTCTTATTGGGCACAAGGATTGCGACGAAGATCAAATCTTCGGCAAGGTACCCTTGAAGACCCGGGTAGTAGTGCGAGACGAAGGGCCAGCTTACGCTTTCCCCCTGCGTTATTGGACCCATGACGACGTGTGGGATTATACCGAAACCTACGACGTCCCTGTTCAGCAGTCTCGTTATGATCAGGCGCATCGCACCGAGTGGAAAATTAAGTATTTTAATTCTGACTATTTCCCTCTGTGCATACGTTGTGTGGACGCTCGTCGAAAGGGAGACACGGTGTTTTGTCCCAGATTTAAGCGAGATCTGGTGAACATTGCTGAGCGCGTCCGAGTGTTTAACGAGAAACTTGATTACTTGAATTTGGAGGAAGAAGAAAATGCCAGTGCCACAGCA